CCCACCTACAAGGCCCAGCGCACTCAGCGCAAGCCTATGATCCTGTCGGGTTTACGCGAACACCTCCGTACGCACCCCCGGTGCTTCCTCGAGGACACACTCGAGGGTGACGATCTGATTGGTATCCACGCCACTCGCCCCCACAAAGGTGAGCGGGTCATCTACTCGGCTGACAAGGACCTCAAGACGATCCCCGGTCTCCACTGGTGCCCTGAGGATGGTGAGGTGATCGAGATTGGCCAGAAGGCCGCTGATGACTTCTTCTTCGAGCAAATCCTCACAGGTGACGCCGTGGACAACTATGCGGGTTGCCCCGGTGTTGGTCCGGTTGCCGCCAAGGAAATGATCGAGAACCCCTTCAAGTGGGTTCGAGAGACCCGCGTGATCAAGGCTGGGAAGAACAAGGGCCAAGAGAAGGTTGAGTGGAAGAAGGAACCCGTCGAGGTTCACAACTACATCGACATCTGGTCCTGTATTGTCAGTGCTTACGAAAAAGCAGGACTCAACGAACGGGATGCCCTCCAACAAGCCCGCTGCGCCCGCATCTTGCGCGACGGGGAATATGACTTCGAGAAAGGAAAGGTTAACCTATGGACACCCGAATGACCTACTGCTCCCATTGTGGGGCTTCGGACGCATCGTTCCATGACGAAGAGTGTCCAAGGTTTCAGGACCCTGAGGCGTGCGACCGCGACCTCTTCGACAGCCTCTTAACTGGCTCAGTAAAACCCGTGAAATCCGATGGTGGCTCAAGCTCCTACTACTTCCTCCCAAAGTGGGCCACCGAGCTGCGTCACGTCATTAGCTACAAGGGCATGAGCTTCGCCCGTGGGAACATCTTCAAGGCCTGCTACCGCCTCGGAGAGAAGGACGGAACCGACATCAAATACGACATCAACAAGATGCGTCTCTTCCTCGACGATCTGGAAGAAATGTACGAGCGAGGAGAGAGAGTATGATGAACCTCAATGACTACCAAGAGCAGGCCAACGATATGGCCATCTACCCCGGAAGTGCCCGACTCACATACCCCGCCCTCGGTCTGACCGGCGAAGCTGGCGAGGTGGCCGACAAGGTCAAGAAGTTGATCCGCGACAACCGCAAGCTCACCACTAAGGAGCGCGTCGAGATCGCCAAGGAAGTCGGTGATGTCCTCTGGTACGTCGCTGCGTTGGCTCGTGATCTCGGCGTGGACATGGAGACCATCGCACGTCTGAACCTCGAGAAGCTCCGTGATCGTGCCCAGCGCGGCGTCATTGGTGGGTCTGGCGATGATCGGTGAGTGCATAGAGACTCCTCACGGATTGAAAGATAAAGATGGATATCCAAAAGCTAAGTATCAAGGAAAGTTTGAGGCAGTTTCTCGTACTGTTATGGGGCTGCTCTATGGGCGAGAAGTCATAACAGGAAAACTCGTCTGTCATACCTGTCATAATCGCTCATGCGTAAATCCTGCACATCTTTATATAGGCGATCCGAAGTCAAACTCGGACGATAAATATAAAGATAATACCATGTGTTCCGGTGAATCTCACGGGAGATGGCGTGGTGATGTAAAGACAGAAACCCTTCACCACATGTACCACGAACTTGGCTTATCTCAATCCGCCATGTCTACACAGACCGGTTTATCTCAGAGCGCAATATCGCAGCGACTGAGACGGTATAGCAGGTAACTAGGGTCGCTCCCTAGGATCGAACGACTGCGGGCCATCGTTGTTAAATAAACCCGCACAAACATTCAACAGGTATGATCAGGCATCACTACAGCCTTGCAGGGTTGCTCTCTTTGCAACCTTGCAGGATTGCACTCTTTGGATGCAACCAAGGTGCTGGGTTCGATCCCCAGACCCGTGACCCAAACCTCCAAAATAGAAGAGATGAAACACATGAACACACCAACTACTCGGGCGCGGGTGGTCACCCGTCGAACCTACAACCGTCCTCTGAACGAAGAGGGCACCATATTTGAAACATGGGAAGAAACTGTTGATCGTGTGATTAACCACCAGCAATGGCTCTGGGAACGCCAGAAGGGCGCAGCCCTCAATAAAGCCGAGAAGGAAGAACTGTTTGAGCTGGGTCACCTGATGAATGGCCGTAAGGCAACCGTCTCAGGTCGCACCCTGTGGCTCGGCGGGACCAACATAGCGAAGACACGCGAGGCCTCTCAGTTCAACTGCAGCTTCGGCAAGCAGACAACCGTCCACGATGTGGTCGATAGCTTCTGGCTGCTCCTGCAGGGCTGTGGCGTCGGCTTCGAGCCGGTCGTCGGGACGTTGTCGGGTTTCACCAAGGCGGTCGAGGTCGAGATTGTTCGATCCAAGAAGGAAATTGGTGCCCCTAAGGGGGACGAGAATAACAAGGCAAGCATCCACGGTAGTACGTTTTATCTCCGCGTAGGAGACAGCGCCGAAGCATGGGCCAAGGCCGCTGGCAAGTTGCTGGCAATGAAAGCCCCTTTGGATCGTATCGTGATCGACTTCTCCGAGGTCCGCGCAGCCGGTATCCGCCTCAAGGGGTACGGTTGGATCAGCTCTGGCGACGAGACCATCAGCAAAGCCTTCGTGGAAATCTGTGAGCTTCTCAGCGCCCGTGCTGGTGAACTATTGACACGCATCGACATCCTCGATGTGCTGAACTGGCTGGGCACCACACTGTCCTCGCGTCGATCCGCAGAGATTGCTGTGATGCCGGTGACAGACCCTGAGGCAGACGCCTTCATCGACGCCAAGAAGGACTTCTGGCTCTACGGCAACGAGCATCGACAGCAATCCAACAACTCGCTGATGTTTCACTCGAAGCCCTCCAAGTGGGAACTCTCGCACATCTTCCAAAAGATGATGGACGCGGGTGGATCGGAACCGGGTTTCATCAACGCGGAAGCGGCCAAGCGCCGCGCCCCGTGGTTCAAGGGTGTGAACCCCTGCGCTGAAATCCTGCTAGGGGACAAGTCGTTCTGCAACCTCGTCGAGATCGACCTCGGGAAGTTCATTAACGATCTTGAGGGTCTGCGACGTGCACTGGTCTTGGCCGCTCGTGCCAACTATCGGCAAACCTGTGTGAACCTCGACGATGGCGTCCTACAGCGCACATGGCATGAGCTGAATGAGTTCCTGCGTCTGTGTGGTGTTGGCCTGACAGGTATCGTCAAGTATCTCGACATGATCTCCCCGGTGTGGCGTGCAGGGGCACTCCAAGAGCTTCGCCGTGCTGCTACTCGTGGTGCTAACTCGATGGCCTACGAGCTGGGCACCCCGCGTCCTAAGGCTATCACCACGGTGAAACCCTCGGGAACACTCTCGAAGATCATGGATACGACCGAAGGCGTTCACCGTCCTCTGGGGCGCTACATCTTCAACAACGTCACCTTCTCCAAGCACGACCGGATCGTCCCTGTGATGGAAGCTGCTGGATACAAGGTGGTTGAGAAGCCTTTTGAGAGTGACAGCGTTCTGATCACGTTCCCCGTGGCCTATGAGGACGTGGCGTTCGACGAGGTGGATGGCAAGCACGTCAACCTTGAGAGCGCCGTTACGCAGCTCGAACGGTACAAGCTGCTGATGGACAACTACGTCGATCACAACTGCTCCGTGACGATCTCCTACGATCCCTCAGAGGTCCCTGAGATCATCGAGTGGATTTTGGCGAACTGGGACAGCTACGTCGGTGTCTCGTTCATCTACCGCAACGATCCTACCAAGACCGCGAAAGACCTTGGGTACGCCTACCTCCCGCAAGAGGTGGTCACCAAGGAAACCTATGAGGCCTACGTCGCCACGCTTGGCGAGGTGGAACTTGATGCAACCAACAGCCTCGATGAACTCACCGACGAAGGCTGTGCAACAGGAGCTTGTCCGATCCGATGACCAAGAAGCGCGACCCGATGGCACGGGACCTGAGAACCCCAAAATACAAGCCTCGGGTCGTGCCTGACAAAACCAAGAAACTCCCACGCAAAAGGAAGCACAAAAATGCTTGAATACCGGGTCCAATTTCCAGTCCGTGGGCGTTCCACAGCATGAAGTACATCATCTACAGTACACCGGGCTGCGGCTACTGCATCCGCGCCAAGAACCTCCTTATGAACCACAAGAAGGACTTCGAGGTGGTCAACCTGATCAAGGACGACGCGGCCCGTGTATGGCTCATCGACACCGAGGGGCACAAGACCGTTCCTCAGGTGTACACCGTGGACGCGCTGGGCGTCCAAGCGTACGTCGGTGGTTTTGAGGAACTCCATCAATATCTGGAATACGATTGAGTTATCAGTGGGTTACACTGCGTTCAACTTTGAGGAGCCTTCGGGTTCCTCATTTTTTTCGCATTAGGGACCTCCCTAGAGAAGAACTTTCCCAAGGATTTCCCACATGAAGCATATCCCAGAGATAACCCCAGAACTCATCGAGTACCTTGAAGGTATCTGTCCTGATGCTTCCCCCTCTCTGAAAGCGGGCGAAAGGGAAATCTGGTGGAACGCAGGCAAGGTCGATCTCGTGAGACACCTTCGCAGCATCCACGACGAGCAAAATCAAACAATCCTTCAAGGAGAATAACCATGTGTGGAGCACCCAGCGCACCGCCACCACCCCCGCCACCTCCAGCGGCACCCCCGGTCCTCGAGCAGATCGCCCCCAAGTCGGCGTCCTCGGACGGGACAAGTAAGACGAAGAAGAAAGCTGCGGGCCTGAGCCGTTACAAGACGGACAGCTCCAGCGCCACTCCCAGCGCGTCTGGCCTTGGTGGAATCCCCAAGAAGACCGGCGTGTAAACCCTCGATAACCCCAAGAGGCACCCATGGAAAATAAAGGCACATGCCAAGCGCGGTATGAGATGCTCGCGACCAGCCGTGAGGTCTACCTCGAGCGGGCGCGGGAATGTTCCAAGCTGACCATCCCGACGCTGATCCCTGAAACAGGGTCCGGCAAGCACACCAACTATCCCACCCCCTACCAAGGCGTAGGAGCGCGTGGGGTCAACAACCTAGCGTCCAAGCTCCTGCTGTCGCTGTTCCCGCCAAACTCCCCGTTCTTCTCTATGCGCGTGGACGACTTCACGGCTGACGAACTGGCACAGGAAGATGGCGCACGAGCCAAGGTCGATGAGCAACTCGGCAAGTACGAGCGTTCCGTCATGCAGTCCATCGAAGACAGCGGTGATCGGTCTTCGCACTTCGAGGCTCTCAAGCACCTGATCGTGGGCGGCAACGTCCTGCTGTACCTGCCTAAAGATGGCGGTACCCGTGTTTTCCCCCTCAGCCGCTATGTGGTCGCACGTGACGCCATGGGGGAACTGATCGAGTGTATCATCGAAGAAGAGATGGCATTTGCATCGGTTGATGAAGATATTCGTGAGCTTCTGGCCGAAGAGGCTGGAGCGACGGAAGAGCCTGACCCCAAGGCCACCGTCAAGCTGCACACCAAGTTCTACCTCGAGAAAGACAAGATCAAGTCTTACCAAGAAGCGAACGGAATCCGTGTTCCTCAATCAGAAGGTTCATGGCCTAAAGCAAAGTCGCCAATCATTGCATTGAGGTGGACGACTATCGACGGCGAAGATTATGGCCGTGGGTACGTCGAAGAATACCTCGGTGACCTGATCTCTCTCGAAGGCCTCTCCAAGGCGCTCCTCGAGGGGTCCGCTGCGGCGGCACGTCTCGTGTTTCTCGTGCGTCCCAACGGCACCACTCGAGCGAAAGATGTGATGTCCGCTGAGAATGGCGCGGCTGTCTCAGGGTCTCCTGACGATGTAGTGCCTTTACAGTTCAACAAGCAGGCCGACATGGCCGTAGCAGAAAGACAAATCGGGCAACTGATCGAACGTCTCAGCTATGCGTTCCTCATGAACAGCGCAGTGCAACGACAGGGTGAACGAGTTACGGCAGAGGAAGTCCGCTACATGGCGGGTGAACTCGAAGATGCCCTCGGCGGTGTCTACTCGATCCTCTCGCAAGAGTACCAGATGCCCTACGTCATGCGTGTCATTGACCGGCTGACCAAGCAGAAGAAGCTCCCCTCGCTCCCTGATGGTGTCGCCAAGCCGACTATCGTAACCGGCCTCGAAGCTCTGGGCCGTGGTCATGACCTGACCAAGTACGACATGCTTCTCAAGGCACTCGCCCCTCTCGGTCCCGAAGTTTTGGGTCAGTACATGAACGTGGGCGACTACATCACCCGCATCGGCACAGCTCTGGGCATCGACCTCGACGGTCTCGTGAAGACCCAAGAGCAGCTCGAGCAAGAACGTGTAGACGCTCAGAAACAACAGCAACAGCAACTGATGGCATCCATGGCTGAGAAAGCCACCCCCGCTATGGCCAAAGAAGGCGCGTCTGCTATCCGCCAAGCTGTACAACCTCAAGAAGGCTAAATCTCCATGGTAGAAAAAGTAACCATCCAAGCGGAAGAGAAAGACGAAAGTCTGGAAGCCGCTGCCGCCGCTCAGGAAGCCGAAAAGGTTAAACAACCCGATCCCAAGCTGGCTGGTGAAGAAGAAGAGACCCAAGAGCGCCCTGAGTGGCTCCCTGAGAAGTTCAAGACCCCTGAGGATATGGCGAAGGCCTATGCCGAACTCGAGAAGTCCAAGAGCAAGGGTGCCGACACCGCTGACGATGACGCGGGCGAGACTGATGAAGCCGCTGAGAAGGCGGTTGATGAAGCTGGTCTCGACATGGAGGCCCTGTCTGCCGAATACACCGAGAATGGTGAGCTGACCGAAGAGAGCATGGACGCTCTCGCCAAGGTTGGCATCACCGAAGACATGGTCAAGTCGTACATCGCTGGTCAGGAAGCTCAGGCAACCGAAGCCCAGAAGTCGCTCCTCGAGCCAATCGGTGGTGACATCGAGGTGTACAATGAGATGACCGCATGGGCCGGTGACAACCTGTCAGACGCAGAGATCGAAGAGTTCAACTCGGTCCTCGAAACGGGCAACCCGGCATCGGTCAAGATGGCCATTCGTGATCTCTCGGCCAAGTACAACGGCGCTAATGGTGTCGAACCGGGTCGCCAACTCTCAGGTAAGCCAAACACATCGGGCGTATCTGTGTACGAAAGCACGGCTGACCTGATGAAGGACATGCAGAACCCTGAGTACGCGAAGAACCCCTCGTTCCGCGCGAAGGTCGAGGCCAAGCTGGGTCGTTCCAACATCCTGTAAATCTGGAGGAGCCTGTCATGGTATCCAAGCATCGCGGAGGGAGGTGATCCATGTCTGCATCTGGGCGTAAATACTCGGCCTACGACAAGAAGTATCAAGCGCAACCCGCTCAGGTGAAAAAGAGGGTCGCGCGTAATGCGGCTCGTCGTCTCATGATTAAGAAGCATGGTAAGGCCGCGCTGAAAGGCAAGGACGTGGATCACAAACGAGGAACGGAAGCCGGTAACGGTGCATCGAACCTCAGGATCATGTCCAGCTCGAAGAACCGAGCGAAGAAATAAGAACTACCGCTGGGGGCCTTAGAAGGGTCCCCGGCGCATTCCTGCGGGCACCTTCGGGTGTCTCCACGAGTGCGTCTAGCTAACCACTCAATTCCACCAACAAAGACAAGAACAAACTCACAACCGTGTGGCCCTCTGCGGAGGATAACCCATGAGAAGTGGCGCTGTGAAGTCATGAGGTGAACCGCGCGATCCCGCGCACCTACCCCTTCAAAACTTCAAATCCTCAGAAAGGATTACCCAATGACTGCTGCAAATCCAAGCCGCGTTGGTCAGGCCAATCTCACTGGCGCAAACGACGCACTGTTCCTCAAAGTCTTCTCGGGCGAGGTCATGTCCTCGTTCAACGCCAACACCGTCATGGCTGACAAGACCCGCGTCCGTAACATCACGAGCGGTAAGTCGGCTTCGTTCGCCGCTATCGGTCGCATCAAGGCCGAGTATCACACTCCCGGCGCTGAAATCCTCGGCAACAAGGTCGAGCACGGCGAGAAAGTCGTGACCATCGACGATCTGTTGATCTCGGACAGCTTCATCGCCAATATCGACGAAGCGAAGAACCACTACGAAGTCCGCTCGGAATACTCGACGCAGATGGGCCAAGCCCTCGCGCAGACGTATGACCGCTCGCTGATCTCGCTGGCCGTCAAGACCGCAGCCGCTGGTGATGCCGGTGCCGTTGCCGCTCAAGGTTCCGCCGCGAACACCAACATCGGCGCTACTCCAACTGTTCAGACCATCGTGGACGCTCTGTACGCAGAAGCTGCCGCCATGGACGCCCTGTACCTGCCCGCCGAGGATCGCTTCGTGATTGTCTCGCCCGCAACCTACTGGGGCCTCGTGCAGAACGACAAGCTGATCGACCGTGACTTCGGCCAGAACGGCTCTTACGCCGATGGCACCGTGATGAAAGTCGCTGGCATGTCCATCGTGAAGTCGGCCAACCTCGGCATCGACCACACGGCGAACACCGATGACTACCCTGACTTCAACACGAAGTACATGACCGATACCTCGGCAATCTCCGCTCTGGTCATGCAGCGCACCGCGCTCGCGACCGTCAAGCTGATGGAGCTGGCCTCGGAGAGCGAGTACGACATCCGTCGTCAGGGCACCCTGATGGTCTCGAAGATGGCTTGTGGTCACGGCGCTGTCCGTCCCGAGGGCATCCGTACGCTGACCGCCTCGGCCTAATAGTTCCGATATCGTAACCCTCTCCCTTAGTTGGGAGGGGGTATTTTTTAAGCTCAAGAAAGGAGCCACCGCTGATGTCGGAAATCCTCACACCTACGACGGAGCTAGAAGCCGTCAACGAGTGCCTCGAGAATATCGGACAGGCACCCGTCAGTTCAATCTCGGGTGATCTCGGTGTTGACGCTCAGATCGCGCTGAACTTCGTTCGCAAGGTGAATCGTGAGCTGCAATCAAAGGGTTGGAACTGGAACACCGAGAAGAACTACCCGCTCGATCCTAATGTCAACAAAGACATCATCATTCCCTCAAACACACTCGCTCTCCACTCCGACGGTAATCACCGAGGCCGAAATGTTGTGAAACGAGGTCCTCGTCTCTGGGACCGGGACAATCGAACCTACACGTTCGAGGGACCCATCACCGTCGAGATCACCCTCGGTTTGGCTTTTGAAGACCTGCCCGAAACCGCCCGCAGGTACATCGCACTGAAAGCGGCACGCATATTCCAGAACCGTGTCGAAGGCCGCGAAGACCAAAGCGACATCCGCGACGAGATGGAAGCAATGGCAATTCTGCATGCCGACCACCTCCGCAGCGAAAACAACAACGCCCTCACTGACAACTGGTCCACCGCTGGCTCGATCCGACGCCACGCCTTTGGTCACGTCAAACGCTACTGATAACTGGAGAAACCCCCACTCATGGCCCGTAACAACTTTGTGGCAAGCACGATCCCCAACCTCGTGTCGGGGGTCTCCCAACAACCTGCACCATCCCGGCTCCGCACCTCTGGCGAGAAGATGGTCAACGCATTCCCCTCGGTGGTCTCTGGGCTGATCAAGCGGCCTCCCTCCGAGTTTATCCAAGAGCTGTCCCCTGACATGAACGTGAGTGACACCTCGGCTGTCCATGTGATCAATCGCGCGGACAACGAGAAGTACATCCTCGTGTGTGGTGATGGTGACTTGGAGCTGTACGACGAGACCGGCGTACGGCAGACCGTGACGTTCCCTGATGGGAAGGATTACCTGCCTAACACAGACATCTGGCGTAAGATGCGCTTCGTCACTGTGGCAGATACCACGTTCATCCTAAACACGGAGAAGACCGTAGCCTCGACATCTCGTCAAGACCCCCGAGAGAACCCAAAGACCCGAGGCTCCGTGTTTGTCAAGAAAGCCGTGGCCTCCGTGAATTACGCGATCTACATTAACGGTTCACTCGCGGCCAGCTTCGCGACAAGCGATAACACCACCGCATCGACCGCGCTCGAGGGCACCAGCGAAATCGCACAAGGCCTCGCAGCGAACTTGGTGTCGAACGATTACAGCCTAGTATCCTCAGAAGGCACCACCGTCTCTTTCGGACTCACCGAAGGGGACACAGTGGAGGTCATTGACGACTTCGGTGGTGCGTCCATGGAAGTGTATGTGGACCGTATCCAGTCGTTTGACCGTCTGCCCCCGCGTGAGCGCGAAGGACGCCTCGTCAAGATAATCGGAAAACTGGACGAAGATGCAGAATCCTATTGGGTGGAATACAAGGACAACATCTGGACCGAGACGGTCGGTTACGACCAGAAGGCCGCTCTGGATAAATCCACAATGCCCCATGTCCTCGTGAAGACGAGCGCGAACACCTTCGAGTTCCGCCAGAATGAATGGACGGATCGAAACGCAGGGGACAACGACAGCAACCCAAATCCCAGCTTCGTTGGCAACACGATCAACAATATGTTCCTGTTCAAAGGACGCCTCGGTCTCCTGTCGGGCGAGAATGTGATCCTGTCCGAGGTTGCTCTGCTCGAGAACTTCTACCGGACCACAGTCATCCAGCTCCTGTCCTCGGACCTGATCGACATCGCGTCCACCACGGGCCGAGTCTCCACTCTATATCACGCCGCCTCATTCTCCGACGAGCTGATCCTGTTTTCGGACAAGCAGCAATTCCGCCTGTCCTCGAGCAACGTGCTGTCCCCCGAGACCGTGGGCATTACCAACTCGACGGGCTACCCATGTTCAACCGAGGTGGCACCTGTGGCTGTTGGCTCAAGCGCCTACTTCCTCGCACCCGGTGCCACCCATAGCATCGCGAGGGAAATCTTCATCGACGGAGACCGCGAGACGGTCAACGGTGAGGATATTGGTGTTCAAATCCCGAGCTACATCCCTCTAAACATCCGAGGGCTTACCGCCTCGGCGTCGTCTGACGTGTTCATGGCCCTCTCTGAGGACAACCCGAACGAACTCTATGTCTACAAATGGTACATCACCGAGCGGAAGAAAATCCAATCGGCATGGTGCAAGTGGACCCTCGATGAGAACGTAAACATCGTCGGGATGGGGTTTCTGGATGACTACCTCTACTTCGTCTACAAAGCGGGATCGAAGGTGCGGATCGACCGCATCCTGATTGGTCCTATTATCAACAAGGACCTACTGCTCGACCACCAGTTCACTCAGAGTGACTTTGTGTCCGCAACCTACGACGCGGACGACGGTGAAACCACCATCGTGATCCCTTACGAGACCCCGGCAACCGTTGAGTTTTACAGGACAGACGAGAGTGCCTTCGCACCATACGAGGGCGTCTCCAAGTTGACGGACACTGCGTACCTGATCCCCGGTGATGTGACCGGAGACCAGATCACGGCAGGTGTAAACTATGAGTGGCTCTATGAGTTCTCGAAGCAGTACCTCCGCGAGCAGAGTGCCGAGGGCGAGAGTTCCATTCAAGATGGTAGACTGCAGCTCAGGTACTTCTCGGTGATCTACACGGACACCTCGTACTTCGAGGCACACGTCACGCCAAAGGGTAGCACAACGTCCGTAACCACGTTCAATGGTCGCGTTTTAGCTGATCCAGACAACGTGGTCGATCTGATCCCCAAGGATACCGGAGAGTTCAAGTTCCCGGTGTTCGCTCAGAACGAAGACGTGGTGATCCAACTGAAATCCAGCCAGCCCTACTCGGTCTCCATTGGGTCCGTTGAGTGGACTGCTGTCTACAAGCGAAAGGCCAAGAGAGTATAATGACCTATAAAGGCTACGTCAGACCTGCAAACTATGCAGACATCCCTCACGTCGCATTCAACATGAGGGATGCTGACGTGGCCGAGGTTAAAGCCTACTCAGGGAGTACCCCCGAGGAAGCACTCACGAACGGCCTGAAATACACCGGGGGCGTCACGAAGACGATATGTCTTTCCAATGGCGTCCCCGTTGGCATGTACGGGGTGGTCCCAACCGATCAGCCCCGCGTCGGCGTTGTATGGATGCTGGCCACAAAAGAGATCAAGCAAATCCATCGTCAGTTCCTCAAGGAAAGCCGGGGTGCAATCCGTGACCTCACTAAGGGTTACGACCTCGTATTCAACTTCACTGATGCCCGCAACACTACCCACCATCGGTGGATCAAGTGGGCTGGTTTCACGATCCTCAAAAAACACCTGAACTTTGGCAGGGAACAACGACCGTTCCTCGAGTTCACCCGCATAGTGGAGCAATAATATGTGTGAACCCACCACGATTGCGATGGCTGGTCTCTCCGCTGTGGGGAGCATGGAAGCAATCAGTAATCAGAATAAAGCATCTGCCGCCAACCGGGCGAACGCCTTGCAGGCCGCAAATAGCCAGTACGCCGACCAAGGGCGTCAGTATATCGAACAGAGCCGCTCCCTGATCCAAGGGGGCTTCGACAACATCCTTGCAGGTCGAGAGGCGCAGGCTGATGCCTATACCGCTGCTATCTCCAACGGCGCACAAGGTGCCTCGGTGAAAGCGATGCTCTCCGATCAGCGCCAGAAGTCCAATCGGAATACAACCCGTACCCAGCAAGAGATGGAAAGCCTTAGGACGCAAACCAATGCGAACTTTGCGAACATCCGCGCGGGAACACAAGCCAAGATCAACTCTGTGTCCACCACCAGCTTCGGTTTGGGGGATGCAGCAAAAGCACTCACCCCCATCGTCCGTCACGAAATGGAGTAATCACCAATGGCACCTCGCAACACACGGGTAGCCCCCGAAGTCGAAACCAGAAGCCCAGCGCGGAGCTTCGCTCAGGTCCTCGACAACTATTATGCCCCTTCGCGAGATCGCCGCTCCGAGAAGGCATTCCAAGAGGGCGTCTCCGCGTTTGGTGGCGTCCTCCAAGAGAAGGCCAATCGTCTCAAGGCCCAGCGCCGCGAAGATGAAACCCAGCAGGGTATCGCTGACGCGATGCGAGAGCAGGCCGGTGAAGAGATGAAAGGCGTCAAGACAGGCTCCATCTTCCGCCAGAACTCCTCGTTCTATATGGCCGGTCTCAATGAGACCCGTGGTAAGGCTGCGGCCCAGCGGTTCAAGGACGAGACTGCTCGAGCATACCAAGAGTGGTCCGGTAAGCATGCCGATGACGACGGTGAAGGCTTTCGCCAGTTCATGAACGACCGCGTGGGCAACTTCATGAACAGCCTCGGGGACGATCAACATAAGATCGCGGGGGCACTCCCGGTCATCAACGAGACCGCTCGGAATTACGCAACGCACCATACCGCGTTCACCAATAAGCGCCTCGAAGAGGAGAGCATGGAAGCCTACGACGAGATCGTCTCGGGTGTGTTCAATGACCTATCCACAGGTGACCTCGACATGGAAATGGCTATCGACGCCATCTCGAATGAAGCCGACATGATGTACACCACTGACGGTGCCAAGGCCAATGACCGAGTGGTCGAAGCCGCGATCCGACATGCGAACATCCACAACGATCCCACTTCGATCCTCGTGATGGCCAAGGCCCACGACGCAGGGAAACTCAAGCTGTCCCAATCCAACCGTGAGCGTCTCGCGAATGGGATGGACGCGGTCGAAGCTGATATCCAGCGTGGGGCCAACCGGGAGAGCGCCAAGGACACTGCAACGCGGAAGGTACGCGAACGTGAGGTCAACGCAGCTTGGTACGAGCAACTGCAAGAGGACCCGTACACCGACATCACCGAGTGGACCGCTCAGAACGGCATCGAGGGTGTTCACTTCAAGGCCCTCGAGAGCCTGCAGTCCGCAATGATGCGGGGAGCTGAGGTTACTGATCCCACGATCACCACCCGTCA